TATGTAACCCAAAATCTTTTGGCTCCCACATGTTAAATCGACACTTACGTCCTAACTTGGTTCGTATAACACCTTGCTCGTTTGCTTTTTGCATACAACGATCCGACAGTAATTTTACAAAAGGAACTTTGCTATTGTATTTAGATATTAAATTATTTGCTTCTTCATATTCTAATCCAAGCATCGTGGCTAGTTTTTTCTTACCCATACCATACATTAAACCTAACCCAATAGTCTTAGCTTCTTTACGACCTATACCACAAATGTCAGCTACAGTCTGATGAAAGTCTGCATCTGCATTCGCATACGCTTCTACTAATTCTTTTGATCCCTGATAGCCTTCACCGATACTAGAAGCATAATGTACTACCAGTCTAGGTTCTTGTTGACTATAATCGAAACTTCCCCATTGACACCCTTCCTCGGGTAGAAATAATCCTCGTATCATAGGGCCAAACTCTTTATTTCTGGCAGGCAATTGTTGTAGATTAGGATTTGACATTGAAAGCCTACCAGAAACCGTTCCACCAGAGTCGTTTCGGAGTTGTTGTATTTCAGCATGTATACGACCCTTGTGTTCATATTTCATAATACTAGATAAAAAAGTATTATGGAATTTGTTTATCTCTCTTGCTTCTACAATTAATTTACTTATAGGATGCGAAGAGTTACTTAACCATTGTTGCGTGAAACTTGGTTCACCAGTCTTTTCTGTTTTAGGATATTCTATTTTTAATTTATCATAAGCCCAAGCAATTTGTCTGGCGGCCCATATGTCAATATCCTTACCAATTAATTTATGTATACTGTGTAATGTTTCTTTTTCTCTTTTCTCAAAATTAATTTTTAACGCTTCAGCTTTTGCTCGATCAACACGCACACCACGTTGTCGCATTTTAATTAAGATAGGAAGAAGATCTCTTTCTAACTCCCAAATAGTAGACAAACTTTGTGCATTGATCTCGTGTTTAAATCGTTGCCATAAAAGATACGTGAGCCGTGCATCTTGTTCCGCATAATGTCCAACATGTTCGGCAGGCAACTTCCACATCTCAGCCTTTGGATCAACTCCATGATTTTTTGCTGCTTCATTTAAATCTGCTTCAGATTTTATCTCTCCTAAATATTCTCTTGCTAATGCGTTTAATTTATAACTGTATCTATTTTCATCAATCAATGCTCCTGCAATCATAGTATCTACTATTTCACCTTTAACTTCGATACCATATGCGTTAAGCCAACCAACATCATACTGTGCATTGTGAAAAATTTTACGACAAGGTAGTTTACAAATATCGTGCATGTATTTTAATACTTGTTCTTTAATTAAATTACCACCACCAAAATGTTCCATAGGGTAATAACCTGCCCAACCTTCTGTTGCAACAGCAATCCCAACTATTTTACCACGACCAGTTGCCCATCCAGCACCCATATTATTATTAATACCATCGTCTTTAGTTTCTAAATCAATTGCAATCTCTTTTGCATCAGTAAGATCTCGATATTCTGATGGTGCAGACCATAAATTTTTTTTATAGTTTAATACCAGCTGTAATGATGTCATGAAACCCCCAAAAATCTAGGGTTTTTAGACCAAAACCCGTTTAAATCGTCACTGAGTGTCTGTAAAGAAGTCTTGCTTATGATTCTACCTGGTTTTTTACTCATAATCACGTTCTAATATCATTTCACAATAATGTATAGCTTTTTTTATATCTTCTGCTTTTCCTTTTGCTTTATGACGACATATATACTTTATTACATTACCTTCTGCAAACAATAATTTATTTTTATTAATAAATTGTGACGGTTGAATCTCAAGCGTTTGGTAATGCTTGCTGCCTTTTTCCCACAAGTCGTTTTTCTTTTTCATATTCTTCCTTTTGTTTTAGTACAAAACCATCTCTTAACAGATCAAACAATCTGTTCTCAACATCAGCTTTTGTTGGTCTGATTTTAAATTCCATTGTTAGTTTTATTTTGTACATCAAAACTCTCCTAATGGTAAATTATACACTTCTCGTATTTTCTTCATGACTTTTATACTTGGTGTTCTTTCTAACTTAATTAATAGATCAGCATAAGTATAAGACACATTAATATCTCTTGACAACTTATGTGCGTCAAGGTTTTTTTCTTTTGCAAGCTTCTTCACGTTCATTATCTACTCCTTCTATTTTATGATAAACTTCAACGTAGGTTTCACAATTAGGACAACTTAAATTAGTAACGATATCAAAATCATCACCCATATCGTAATCGTGATCCCCACCCCATATTAATTCTGTTCCGCAATGCCAACACTGCATATTAACCTCCCTCTTGTATGTATGTTAAATAATCTTTACCTATTGGATAATTATATCGAAAATCTGTTGATAAAATGTGTAGTGAATCTCTTGCTCTAGTAACACCCGTATAATATACTCTACGTTCATCAGATCTCTCTGATACATTTTTGTGAGAAAAAGATGCAGGCCAATTAGTCTTAGAATATATACAGACGTGATTGGCCTCCCCTCCCTTTACACTGTGTATTGTATCTATAATTATTTCTGGTTTATTATTTAGAGTTTTTTGTCCATATCTTTTCAACAACTCTATAAAATATAATATTTGTTTTGGTTGAAAGTTTCTTTTTAAAATTTCCCACCAAGGTTTTTGCTGATCATCTTTATTCATGTCTAAGCCTGCCCACTCTAACAAACTATCAAAGGTAAAAAATTGTGTTGACGGAATTTCTTTCCAAAATTTGTTTGTACGAAAATCAAAGTGTTTTAATTCTCTAATATATTTATACATGTTCTCCGCTTGTTCTTTACTTATACTATTACCTTTTGATATAGAAGTCCACGTCTTTATGGCCTCCCATTGTTTTGAGTCAAAGGATTTGTTACCTTGGTTATCAGAAAAATATAAACCTTTACTCTTAGCAGACATCTTTAACTCATTAACAGTGGAATGCACCCTCCCTAATATGTACCAACTTCCTGTGAATTCATGAAAAGGTATCTCATAAAAATTCAAATATCTTTTTATATAACCTGCCCCTCCATCGTGTTCGTATTTTTTTTCTACACTATCTAGTATACCTCTGCGAATGATACTAGAAAAATGATGTATGTTTTTTCCAAACCTTCTAGTTTTTCTTAAAATGACTTTACGACCAGGAAAATATGTGGTGAAGTATTTTGGATTTGCACCATTCCATCTGTAAATACCTTGGTCATCATCTCCCGCAAGATAAATACGTTTAGTATTATCTGCTATCTTATATATTACAGACCATTGTAATGGTGTAAAATCTTGAGCTTCATCTAGTATAAGAACTTCTAGATCAGGAAAGTTTACTTCATCAATGGCACGTTCAATCATATCAGTAAAATCTATGAAGCTATCCTTTTTATAATGTTCATAGGCATTTATCTTTCTAGCAAATATATCTAAATTATCTTTTTTGTAGGACTCTTTTTTATACACAAGTAATGGGTCTTCTAACATATTTCTTGCTTTATCATAAATACCTAACGACCAATCTTTATACATAAAACCGTCATCAGATAATCTTTTGTCAGATGTTTTAATAATCTTAGTTTGCAAAGCATAATCTAACATACAAGCTTTAGGATCAAATACTTCTTCTTCAAAATATCTTCTACAATATTTATGTAATGTTTTAAATCTTTGAAAATCATCAATAGTGTATTTAGTAAAGTGAGCTAATGCTCTATCCACTGCCGTGTTTACTGCTTTGTTTGTAAAAGATATAAAGGCTATATCTTTTGGATGCACACCCTTTTGTAAATATTTTTTAAGTATACGCTCTATAAGTGTATAGGTTTTACCAGTCCCTGGTGGTCCAAATATTTTTATGGTTTTTTTATATATTTGTTTTTGTTTCTGGTTTTTTAAACTTTGCATGATAGTCATCGTCCATTTCTGAAATATCTTCTTTTCTAGTTTTCTTTTGTATTGCTTGGTGACTTACAAACTCTGGCATATCTACATACCATACATTCTTCTCACCTTCTTTATAATCAGCTCTCTTACAGTTTAACATACGTAAAGCATCTGCTGTAGTGTTAAAAGTCCGTGAGGCGTGTTTCTTTAAAAATTTATCCAATGTCAACTTCTTAAAATAACATACATTTGATTTAGAATCTAATACAACGTACCCATCTTTCAGTCGATCAAACTTATCTTGTTCTATATGTGATTCAAAAAAATCTTTGAGTACTGAGTACCGCTCCTCTTCTACATTGTCCATGTACTGATGATCTACAGACTCTTCTGCTTTCTCTACTATACTCTTCATTAATAGTTCAAAAGGACTTGGACCTTTTCTAGGCTTAGGTAATGTAAGCCAATATACTTTATGTCTTAGTAAACGCACACGCCATGCCTTCTCATCTTTCATATCTTCTGGAGATACCGTGACCCTTGCACCTTTATAATCAAACTCCCACCAAATGTTTTTCGTATCTTGGATATACACAATGTTTTCAAAGTGACTAATAATATCAGGCACTGCATCTGCTAATCCAAGTTTTCTTTGTTTACATAAATCTTTATTACATATGGGACTATACTCTGGATGTTTAGGTGGACATTGATAACTATAACCTGACTTATGTATTGACTTTGATAATGTCGCCACTTCATTTTGTGGTAGTGGGTTGCTAAATATTTCTTTGTTGCGATCTTGCATAATGGTTAACAAGTCTGAGTAGTTTAAACCTGCATTTTTTTTCATCTCCAATACACATACATTGTATAAATATTGATGACGCATACCACCACTCCACTTCTCAGTAATTAATTTCTGTACGCATGGTGGGTAGTGTGACCATTGTGATTCTATTTCGTATTCTTGTACTTGTAATTTAAAAAAATCTTTTGGTGCTATTGTTCTTTCTTTAACTATCTCTAAGAACTGACCTACCAAAACGGGCGTACCATTAGAATCAAAGGCAAACTCCATTGATGCATTCATATTATGATAAGGCATATTTAAAGATTTATTACAAGGAAATATCTCTTGTGCTAAAAAATATTGCTCATTAATCTCACCTAACTTTTCTACAACTTTTTTAACTGATGCCTGCTCACTAAAAAATATAAATACATGTAAACCTCCTGACTTTGATTTAACGGGTACAAAAGGTAACTTATATTTTCTTATAATATCTACAACTTTCTTTTCAGAAAAATCTTTGTAGTTATTAGGATCTATATCTATACAACCCCAAGTGCATACGTCTTCAATCTCTGGCCTAAGACCTAATCGTAGTTCACCATCTAAATGTTTCTTCCATACTTCGGCAGTGACGGGGTGGTGTATCGTTTGATACTTCGCACCTTTCTTCCCTCTATCATCGTCCTCCCCTGTAAGAGAGGACGTAAGATAGCGAGTATTGTCACACTGAAATAGGGACAATAATTCTTTATGCATTAGAAAGGTGTATCTTCTTCTTTACCTTTTGTCGCCATAGGTTCATCTGCAAAATCAACTTTACCAAATATTTCACTAGACTTTGCAGTTTCATAAAATGATTTAGTTGTTTCTAATGTTTCAGAATCTGTAGGCTTATCTAAGAACCTTTCAAATTCTACTACCCACCCATACCAACTATTTTGAGAGTTTGACTCTTTTGTAGTGATAAGCTTGTATGCAGTAGCCCATGATGGAGGACAGAAAAAACCATTCTTACCTTTCATCCTTCTTGACTGTATCATGGAGTTCCACAGTTTAGATTTCTTTTTCTGTGTGGACTTCATGGTAATCAATGCACTCTCTAAGGGTTTTCCGTCTTTATCTAAAATATATACAAAATGGTTACCCGTATCTTCAATGTAGTTACCACTTTCTAGTCTATCTTTACCATCGTCAGCCCTAGATGTTTTCTGCATTATAGAAGGATCGGTGTGAATAGCTATTGGTCTACCTGGACTATCTCCCCTATCTTTCCATTCATTAAAGGTGTTGATATATAGACATGGAACAACTATTATACCGTTCTTACCCTTATACAAAGACCCAGTGACTTCATTATAAATATCACCTTGTCTTGCAGACTCCATAAACTTACCATCACTTTCATCTAGCACTGGTGAGTTAGAATAAAGTATTTTAAGGATAGGAAGTTTCGCATCACGTGCTGTGATGTTTTCTGCTCCTTGCCCCGCAAATTCTTCCAAGTTCTTCAGAGTTGGAAGGTTCTCTTTGGTTTTTGCCACTTGATTCATGGTTACTCCTTCTTTGTTATTTTGGTTTGATTTCCGACATATACACCAAGTAACGCCATATCAATGTTTTCTCCATTTTGTATACGCTCCCTAGCGAACCCTTTCAATGTCATAGGTTCTATTTTCTCTTTACGAGAAACTGTAAAGCCTCTGTTAACTAATTCGTCATACAGGGCTGCGGCTTCATTATCTTGGGATCGACTAAAGTTAGTAGTCATTTGATTTTTGATCAAATCACCATAACCGTTTTCTCTCATCCAAGTAAATGCTTCTTCCGTTTTCGATGCGGGAATCTTCGCAGATACTACTTGTCTTAGATCTACTTTGTAGCCATCCGTAAGTTCTATAGATCGGACACCCGCTTGTTGCATTAAGTCAGGAATGCGTTGTTCAGAAATAAACCTTTCTTGCTCTTCAAGTTTTTTAGTTGCTTCTTGTTGCTCTTTGATTTGTTTCTGAAGTTCCAATAACTTATTACATTCTTTTGCTATGTCACTTGTTAGACTAGTGTCAATAGTGACTTTTGCTTCTTGTTCTAAGTCCATAAGACCTCCTTTCTCTTATCATAATATAAAAAAAACTTGCAATGTCAAATAAAAAAGTTAAGATAGGCAATATTACGATATGACAAAGCAATTTACATATAAAACAAAACCATTTGAACATCAAAGAAATGCTTTGAAAGCTGGGGCTAGAGAACATTACTTTGCTTACTTTATGCAAATGGGTACGGGTAAAACAAAAGTAACAATAGATAACATGAGTTACTTATATGTTGAAGATAAAATAGATACAGTTGTAGTAGTTGCACCTAACTCTGTTTATCAAAATTGGTTAATAGAATTAGATATACATTGCTCTGTTGATTATCATACATACACACATAAGGTTGATAAAAAATTTGTATATAAAGATAATGTCTTAAATTATTACTTAATAAATGTTGAAGCATTCTCTCATACTAAAGGGTATAAGTTAATTGAAAAGCTATTAGATCAACGTGGACTAAAAGTAGCAATGGTGATTGATGAAGCCACTACAATAAAAAATAGAACTGCAAGTAGAACAAAAAATTTAATTAAGTTAGGACGTGGTATAAAATATAAAAGAATCCTTACAGGTTCGCCTGTAACAAAATCACCACTTGATTTATTTGCACAATGTGAATTTTTACAACAAGGGTTGTTGGGACACAAAAGTTTTTACACTTTTCAAGCTCGATACGCTGTACTCAAACAGTTGAGTTTACCTGGTCAAAGAAGCACTATGATACCCATAGGTTCACAAAACATAGAAGAACTAGAACAAAAAATAAAAACGTTTTCTTTTAGAGTAACTAAAGATGAATGTATGGATTTACCAGATAAGATATATTTAAAACGTGATATTATATTGTCTACTGAACAAAGACACTATTATGATCAGTTAAAAAAACATAGTAGAGCTATGTTACTTAATGACATGATCTCTTTTAATAACAAACTTACTGAGATTATTAAATTACAACAAGTGTGTAATGGTTTTGTTAAAACAGATAGTGGTGATACCATAAATATGAAAGATGCTAAGATGCAAGAATTACATCAAGTCATCGATGAGCATGATGGTAAAGTTATTATATGGTCTAGCTTTGTACATAATATAGAAACGATTATAAAAAACTTAGAAGATAAGTTTGGTAAAGGTTCTACAGTTGCAATCTATGGAGCAGTGTCTGTCAAAGATAGAAATGAAAATGTACGTAAATTTCAAACAGATCCTAAAGTACGATTTTTTGTAGGGAATCCAGTAACTGGTGGTTATGGTTTGAATTTAACAAAAGCTACATTAGTTGTTTACTACAATAATAGTTTTAATTTAGAAGTACGAACACAATCAGAAGATAGAGCACATAGACACGGTCAAGAAAAAGAAGTGACCTACGTTGATCTTATAGCTAAAGGCACTATAGATGAGTTTGTTGTAAAAAGTTTGGTAGGTAAACATAAATTAAGTGCTAAAACACTTGGTGAAGAAGCAGTAAAGTTTCTTTAGTATTTAAAATCTAGTATAATATTCTTTTACTTTTAACATCCACTTTTTTTGATAGGTTTCTAACATATCTTCGTTCATCGTGAATTTCTGAAACATTAAATCTTTAGTACAGATTAATATGACACCTTGTTTTATTTGTTCAAAATTTTCACTGTAAGCTTTACTGTAAGCTGCAATTTGATAATAATAAT